AACGGCTGTCTCGTTACTCGACGTTAGACGAGTATATACGCGCCGGATACGAGGCTCAGAACAAACTCAGTTCGATAAAAGCGAATTCAGCCCCAGGAAAGGACGCAACGCCAGAAGAGATCGCTGAATACCGCAGAGCAAACGGCATACCTGAAGAGGCCACCGGCTACGACGTAGCACTGCCAGATGGCCTAGTACTGGGCGAGAACGACAGACCTATAGCCGAAAAGTTCATGAACGTGGCGCACAAAAACAATTTATCAAATGCTGTAGTGAACGATATCATCGCAGAGCACCTCAGGGTGCAAGAGGAGATCGTCGCGCAACAACAGGAGGCCGACGCGCAGATGTACGAGCAAACGCTCGAGACATTACGCAGCCCTGATGTATGGGGCAGCGAGTTTACGAAGAACCGCAACATGGTTATCAACTTGTTGAACGAAGCACCACCGGGTGTAGGGGATTTGATACAAGGCGCGAGGTTACCCGACGGCAGCGCACTCGCCAACAACGCCGAGGTGTTGGTGTGGCTGAACAGTCTCGCACGCAAGGTCAATCCGACTGCGACCTTAACAGACGGTAACAGGTCGATGCCGACAGACCAGATCGAAAACGAAATGGCGCAACTCACGAAGATGATGGGCGACGGTAATTCCGAATATTGGAAAGGCCCGTTGGCAGAGAAGCACCAGAATCGATATCGCGAGTTGGTAACTGCCTTGCAGGGTACGAATAAATAACACAAAGGAGTAATACAAAAATGGATATGAGCATAAAAGATACGTTCGGATTCGAGAGAGCGCTAGCGGAATTGAAACTAGGCCAAAAAGTAGCAAGAGAAGGATGGAACGGTAAGGGCATGTTTGTGTTTCTCGTACCCGGGTCTACGTTTCAGGTTAACAGACCCCCGTTGCTTGGTATTTATCGGGAAGGGACAGAGATAAATTATCATGCACATATTGATATGAAAACAGCGGACAACAAGATTGTCCCGTGGCTATGTTCTCAAACAGATATGCTTGCTGAAGATTGGGTGTTAGTGTAACATGGCGGTTCAGTGTTTCATTTTTTTCCTGTGATTGGGTAGTTGGTCTTAGCCTCTGGTTTTTCCAGAGGCTTTTTTTTTGTTGCAAATAAAATACAGGTGTGGTAGATTCGCGGTAATATTAAGTGAAGGCCCTGTGTAGGCCACTTCCGACACCCTCCTTCCGGAGCCCGGAAAGCGCTGAGAGGCACCCCCGAAACTTGATCGAGTAGTACTTTTACTTTATCAATTTTTATACAGGAGTGCCTAATAATGGCTGAATCCGCATTTCAGATTCAATACCGGCAAGAGTTCATCGCCGGGTTTGAACAAACACAATCCCTAGTTCGAGATACCGTAACCACCGAAGCCGTGATCAGTGGCAACCAAGCAACCTTCCTGGTTGCAGATTCCGGTGACGCAACGGCAGTAACCCGCGGCCTCAACGGTCTTATCCCTGGACGCGCCGACAGTTTGACGCAGAACACCGCTACACTCGTCGAGTGGCACGACAAACCAACGAAGACGAATTTCAATATCTTCGCTTCGCAAGGCAATCAGCGCCAGATCATGCAGTACACCTCGATGGCCGTCATGAACCGTAGATTAGACTCTGACATCATCAACGAGCTAAACGGCGGCAGTGTTACGCAAGACACCGGCGCGGCTGCACAAGCTTCTCTGGATCTGGCTATGTACGCGCTGACGATCCTGGGTAACAACGCGGTGCCGTTAGATGGCAACATCAGCGCATTGATCACCCCAGCATTCTGGGCGTACCTGATGCAAACCAAGGAATTCACCAACGTGGATTATGTGAACAACAAGCCGTTTACCAACAGCTTGACAATGTTCCGTTGGGCGAACGTCAACTGGATCGTGCATCCGAATCTACCGGGTAAGGGCACCAACGCCGAGAAGTGCTTCATGTACCACAAATCTGCTATCGGCCACGCTATCGACAGAAATGGTATTCAGTCGAAAGTCGGCTACAACGAAGAACATGATTATTCATGGGCTTTGTGCAGCGCGTACATGGGTGCGAAATTACTGCAAGCTGAGGGCGCGGTGATCATAAACCACGACGGTTCTGGCTACGCTGCTCAGTAATCCGGTTAACGACGAACATAGGAGTAACTAAAAATGGCATACGCAACAACTGATCTTTTGATCTGTATGACACCAGCAGCAATCGGGGGCTCCGGCCCGCGCTTGTGGTACCACGAATCGGCTGATGCATTGGCCGCTGTAAACACCTCCGGTTTCATTACCGATGGTGGCAGCAAGGGCCTACGTGTAGGCGACTTGGTATGGCACCGCGACACACAATCAAACGGTGACATCAGCATGCACTACGTTGTGACAGTGAGCTCTACCTCCCCAGGCGCAGTCGATCTGTCAGACGGTACGGTGATCTGTGAAACCGCTAACGCTGACTAAGGTTGACCCAACCTTAAATTGGTGACAAAATTAAGGGGTTGCGGTATCCACTGCAACCCCTTAAATTTTAGGAGATTCACATGCCAGAAATGAAACTATTGCCGAACCAGCTTAAAGAAGCCGCGTACCAAAGAACTGTATTTTCTGCAACACCCGCCGTAGGCACTACCAAAGAAGACATTTTAAACAATGAATACTGGACGCACGTAGCACGCAAAGTACAGCCCGGTAGTCTGATCGAGGTCACACCGGAGGATCTCAGCTTTTACGCATTGCTGATCGTGACCTGGGTAGGACATTTTGATCTGCGCGTCAAGTTACTGAATTTCGTGGAGCTCACAGAAGAAAACGGGGAGCTCGCACAGGGTGCGGATCACACACCGGTTTGGCGACAAGGTCGCAAATGGTGTGTTCTCCGAGTTAAGGATAATGTTATAATCGCGGAAAACCTACCCACCAAAAAAGAAGCGCTTGTGTGGATAGCCGATCGCGAGACCAGCCAAATGACGGGGCATTAAAATATTATGGCCACAAAAATAGGTTTATGGAATCGGGCCTTGACGGCACTGGGCTTACGCATAGTAACTGCGTCGCAGGTAACAACCCCGAATGATGAACCCTCGCGGGTGTTGGAATCTATATACGACGATGCCCTTCTCTTCTGCTTAGATCAAGGCCACTGGAAGTTTGCATCGGTCCAGGAAGCGGTAGAACCAACCCCTGCTGATGCGCCAACTTTTGGCTTTAGGAATGCGTTCCTGAAGCCGTTCTACTATGTACGATTGAATCGTATCGCTACCGACGAATATTTTACTTCTCTTCTCTCCAGGTACGAGGATCGCAACTGGTACTGGTATGCTGATGAGGATATTCTATATGTAGACTACGTATCGAGTTCCAACGCCGCTGGGTGGGATCCAGAAATGTGGTCTTACACCTTCGCCGAATATGTGGGCTTGTATCTGGCGCACGTAGCCAGTCGGCGCTTGCAACCAGACAAAGAGAACGATTTAGCCGTACAAGTTGAGAGGGCTAAACTCAACGCCTTGGCGAAAGATGCCGTAAACGGGCCTACGCAGTTCTTGCCTCCAGGACGGTGGTCTTACGCACGCAGCGGCATAAGAAAACCACGACATTCTAATAGTTCGTTGTATGGCAGCTAGAGACTATCAGATCGCCTTTAACCGAGGTGTTGTAGATAAGAGGGGAACCGCTCGTGGTGATGTAAAACGCATCGCCATGTCAGCAGAGACCCAGAATAATTGGGTGCCCCAAACCCTCGGTGCCATGACCCTACGCCCCGGGTGGCAATATATCGGCGCTGCTGCTACCACAACCGGCGCGGTGAAATTGATACCGTTTGTGTTTTCGATAACAGATACCGCCTTGGTTGAGGTGACGGACGAAAAACTACGTTTCTGGGTTGACGACGCGCTAGTAACACGCACCTCGGTTTCTACTGCATTCACCAACGGTACCTTCGACACCGACCTGTCAAATTGGACAGATAACGACGAGGGCGCTGACGCGGTATCGGAGTGGATAACTGGTGGGTATATGCGCCTCACAGGCGGAGGGGCGAACGGCGCAAAACGTTCGCAGACCCTCACCATAGGCGCACCGGATCAGAACGTAGAACACGCCATTCGCGTAGTTGTATCGGCGGGATCCTGCCTGATCCGCGTCGGAAGTACTACCGATCTCGATGACTACATTACCGAAACAGAACTGGGGCAGGGGACGCATTCCTTGGCGTTCACTCCAACCGGCGGGTCGGCATATGTGCATCTGATCAATCGCAAGACAGTATATTGCTTGGTTGATTCTGTTGCAATCGAGGGCTCCGGTGTGATGTCTATCACCACCGGGTTGTTACCAGAAGAAACGCTCGACGAAGTACGTTACGTGCAATCGGGCGACATATTGTTTATCGCTCGCGGCACGACACGGCCACCTGTCAAGATCGAACGCCGCAGCACGACCTCCTGGTCGGTTGTGTTCTATTACAGCGAGGATGGGCCTTTTATGCCCGCCAACGTTACCGGCACTACAATAACACCCTCGGCTATCGTATCATCAGCAGCAGCGCCAACGATAACCCTGACCGCATCTAAAGGGATATTCAAATCGACGAACGTAGGATCTTTATACCGGCTGACATCTACCGGGCAGACGGTATTCGCGGACAACGCCGCTGCTGCGGCAACCTCAACGGACTCGATAAGGGTTTTCGGTATCACCACCGGCAGGACGTTCACGATCACCCTGACCGGTACAGGCTTCACCGGAACTATCGATCTCGAACAGTCTGTCGGCGAAGAGGGCTCGTGGACTGTAATCGATTCATGGACAGCGGACACTAGCGAGACATATAACGACGGATTAGATAATCAGGTTGTGTACTACAGGCTAACACTCAGCGCGTACACAGCGGGCAGTGTCGACATGACGTTGACGTATTCTACCGGGTCAATCACAGGGATCGCCAAGGTCGTCTCGTACACAAGCCCTACAGTTGTCACCGCAGTGGTGCTCAAGGATCTCGGATCCGTCGCTGCAACAGATGATTGGGCCGAAAGTTCCTGGTCAGACCGGAGGGGTTTCCCTTCGGCGGTGGCGATCTATCAATCCCGGCTATATTGGGCGGGGAGAGACAAGGTCTGGGGCTCGGCAGTAGACAATTACTATAGCTTCACAGACATCGAAGAGGGAGATGCCACTCCGATATCCCGCAGCATCGGCAGCGGTCCAGTCGATTCGATAAACTGGTTAGTGCCAACACGACAACTGATCGTCGGAGCACAGGGCGCGGAGATAATAGCTCGTTCCAACTCCCTCGATGAACCTCTCACGCCTTCAAATTTTAATCTCAAAGAGTACAGCACAAACGGCTCCGCACCGGTCGACCCGATGAAGGTGGACACGTTGGCCTTTTTTGTGGATCGTAGTACACAACGTGTTTTCCAGATAGACGCATCGGCTGATATGGGGGCGGAGACGAATGAGCTCACGGTATTGGCCCCAGAAATATGCTATCCGAATATAGTACGTACCGCCGTTCAGCGTAGACCAGAAACCCGATTATATATGTTGCGGTGCGATGGCATCGTTGTGGTATGCACC